CAACGATATATTCATGAGAGGTGAGATGGCTCTTGATACCGATGGGGTATGGCCTTCGTGTATTAACTTGGCTCGTAAAAACTATGCGGTTATGGATGCGAAAGGTAAAATCAAATTAACAGGTAATAGTATTAAGTCTAAGAAGTTGCCCGTATACATTGAGGAATTTTTGGATAAAGGTATTAAGATGTTATTACAAGGTGATGGTAAAGCCTTTATCGAATATTATTACGAATACTTACAGAAGATTTTTGATAAAAAAATCCCTTTAAATAAAATTGCACAACGAGCAAAGGTTAAATTAACCATTGAGGATTATAATAAAAGATTGAATACTAAAACAAAATCAGGTAATAGTATGTCTCGTATGGCACATATGGAGTTGGCGATTCAACAGAACCTAAATGTTAACCTTGGAGATGTTATTATGTATGTTAACAACGGAACAAAGGCTTCTCAAGGGGATGTTCAGAAAATGACTGCGAAACAAATTAAAGATACAAACGCGGTAAACATTTTTAACAATCCTAAATCAAAACCAATCACGGATGGTGTTATGGTTAATTGTTATATGTTAGATCCAAGTACTTTAGAAAAGAACGCTGAACTAACTGGAGAATATAATGTTCCAAGAGCGGTGGTAACATTTAATAAAAGAATTGAACCATTACTTGTTGTATTCAAACAAGAGGTTAGGGACCAACTTATTGTTACGGATCCTGTCGATAGAGGTATTTTTACCACAAGTCAATGCGAGTTAATCAATGGACAACCATTTGAGGTTGGTGATCAAGATACTTTAGAAGAGGTTCTTACGTTGTCTGATGGTGAATTATCTTATTGGGAAAAAAGAGGGTTAGATTCAAACTACATGTATGAATTGGCGGAACCAAATTGGAAAGAAAAATTATAATATATTAAAAATTATTCATATATTAGCGTTATGAATAAGACATTTCCAAAACAATTTCAGAGAGTAGTTGATTATATTTTCGATAGAAAAGGTGTAAACGTTTTTATTAGTAAATCAACTTATTTTACAGGTCATGGTAGTAAACAGATACACATACACCACAACTATAATTTAGAAAAAAATGGGTTATACGCTCTGTTACACGAGTGTGGTCACGTATTACAACCTTTAACAAACACGGGAGTAAATTGTTATAAAAACATTGACGAAGACTTGAAACCAAAAGAGTTCTCAATGAAGAGATTTATAAACGAAATTGATGCTTGGGATAAGGGGTTGGAGTTAGCAAAAGAACTTAATATCGAAATAGATTTTAAATCGTATGAAAAAGAAAAAACCGAAGCTTTGTTAACTTATTTTGTCTAAGATTGTTTAAGACCATCGGATGAAAGAATGTACCAGTTACCGTTACAGAATCTGAATTCTATACATGCCCCTTTATCACAAGTGATTTCGTCAAACTCTTCGTCAATTTTTCCCATATCAGGAATTATTGTAAGATGTGTTATCGCTTTAATAACAACATGATCAGTAGAAATACTGTCTAACTTTATAGTTACAGAATCAGATCCTCTAACTATAATACATTCTTCTCCGTTTGTTTGGTAAAATTTTTCGCCTGTTACTACAGAAACTTCTGAGGTAAATAATACTTTTCCATTCACTAGTCTTTGTGATGGTATTGATTTAATAATTGACATATTAGATTACATATATTTGTCTTGGAAACGCTCTGAACTTCATTTGTTTGTTCAAGTTTTCCGCTAACAAAGCCTCTCTTTCCATTACTTTTTCAGGACGTAATCGCTCAAGTCGTAATTTCAACTCTTCTTCGAGTTTAGTTTTTTCGTCTTTAGCTTCTGTCAGTAGGCTTTGATAGTCCATGGTTATCTCAGAATCAGGAGTTTTTAGATTACCACTATATTTTCCTCTAACTCTCGCTAAGGTTTCTTTTGAATATGCGGTAAACCATCTCCTAACCCATTGTTGAGCTGGAACATTTAGGTCTTCCCATTCTAATGTTTCTAAAGGAACATCAGATGGTAGTTTAATAATATCGGGGTTGGCTTTAAGACATTCGTCTCTATCTTTACCCTCTGTATCGTAGTACCAATACCAAACTCTGTAGTTGTTATATCCGATGGTTCCCCAATCAAATCTACCGCCTGGTACGTTGTATAGTTGTAATAATCTTTCTCCATCAGGTAAACCTGTGATTCTGTATGTTAGATCTCCACCATAGATACGGTTTAATATGTTAACTTCTTGTAGACGTAATAACATGTCAAACCCAGATGTCATCAAATATGAACCTTGGTATCCCATTTGTGCATAACCAGCACCACCACCTAATCCAGGTGCTCCCGCGAATCCACCACCCCACGGATTAAATAATCCTGATGTCATTTCAGCGGGGGTAAACCATAAAACCTCATTAACCTCTCTGTTTTTTGGAATTACGTAGTTTTGTGTGTTAGCGGATAAATTGATATAATCTTTCTTTAAGACCCAAGGTCCTGAAGTTTGTAATCCAACAATTTTAGAATACGCGTAAGTAAATTGATCTTCAAAATCCATAGTTCTTGTAACTAAGGCTTTTGCTACAGACTTTTCGTCCATATTAAGATTAACTAAATTTACCCACTGACTTTCAATTAACCAATCTAAAGTGTATTGCGTATAGTCTTGTATTGATAACTCCATTAAAGAGTCCAACATTTCATCTTCCAATTCAACACTACGAAGTGGCGCACCTAATTGGTGTTTGATTCTCGTATAGATTCTGGATCTTTCTGGTTCTCCGATTACTGCCATGATAATATAAATACTTTATAAAAGTTATTTTATGTCGTACAATAAACCGTCTTTAGGAAACACGAAATTTCCACCAATAATATTTGGTTTCTTATTGAAGATAAGAACATTTCTACCTTTCTGAAAAATCATCCAATCAGTAGAATACATTTTTACTTTTCCTGTACCTTTCAAAATGATCTTGTCATCTTTATCGATTCTTTCTTTAAATCCTTTAATCTGTCCGGTATATGTTTTTCCGTCTTTTTCTATTTTAGTATCGATACCTTTTAACATATCATCTTCATCACCTAATCTTCCTGTTTTTGTTGCGATAGGTGATTTGAAAAATCTGTTAATTATTGAAACGGTAATTTCTTCTCTTTTTTCTCCTGCAGAATCACTCTCAACTAGAGCTCTCATTAAATTTTGAAATGTCGAACTTTCTCGATTGAATATTCTGAATTTAAAATAATCTAACGCTTTGATAAATCTAGTAATTTCTGAAATTTGATCTTTTGGTGACTTACCAATAAAGTTTATTGGTTGTTTCTTATCATCTATTGAGTGAATGACTTTATTAATATCTTTTAGTAGGATACAAAATACTGTGTAGTTTGTGTTAAGTTTGTTAAGAACGGATCTTCCTGGTTTTTCAAAATTATAAATTCCTGCTAAATTACCTTGGTTATCTCTGTCTGCCCAATATTCGTGGAATACTTCTTTTAGAATTCTGTCGATGTTGGTTTTGTATTCTTGTTCTGTTTGTCTATTAACGTTAAACATGACTCTTACAGCTTCCGATTCTTCAGGTCCACATTTTTCCGATTTACCTTCCGATAGAATCTCCTTAAATTTTGTAGATTCAGTAAGTCTCGTTTCTGTTTTCATTTCATACATCTTTGAGACAAAGTCCCAATTTACTACTTTCCAAAAATTTGTGATATACTCATCTCTTTTATTTCTGTATTTTAAGTAGTATGCGTGTTCCCATAAATCAAGTCCTAATAAAGGAAACCCACCACCTTCAATAACATTCATTAAAGGGTTGTCTTGGTTTGGAGTTGACATGATCTTCAACTTGTTTTGACTTGTTAAAACTAACCATACCCAACCAGATCCAAATCTATCTTTGGCAATTGTATCAAATTCTTTTTTGAAATTGTTGAATGAACCGAATTGTTTTTTGATTTTATCTTCAAGTTCTCCTTTAAGTTTCATTGGTTTTGGTGATAACATATTCCAAAACAATGCGTGATTAAATGCACCACCTGCGTTGTTTCTTATTGTTTTGTCGTACCTTGAAATTGATTTGATAATTTTTTCTAAGTCGAGGTCTCCGTATTTTTTCTTTGAGAGTGCGTCGTTAAGTTTATCTACGTAGCCCTTATAATGTTTGTTGTAGTGAAAATTCATTGTTTCTGAATCAATGAATTGTTTGAGGGCTGAGTAAGAATAGGGAAGTTTCTCTATTCCAATTTTTTTCATTTCTGTAATTAACAACTCGGTTTCATGTGTTACGTGGTTTTCTTGTATTTGTTTTTCGAGTTGTATAATCTTTTTTTCTGTCTTGTTCATAATATTGGATTATCATATAAATAATCCGTTGGTCCGTTATTGTCTACGTTGGTTGATTTGTTTCATAATTTCTTCTACTAAATCTACATCATTTTTAACATCTCCCATAACCGTAGCAATAACTTGTTTTTTCTTATTCAGGATGTCGTAAATAATACCCTCTATTGTGTTTTCAAATATCGGGTAGTAAACTAATACATTATTTTTTTGACCGTATCTGTAAGCTCGGTCCTCAGCTTGTGAATGATCTGAAGGTAAAAATGATAAATCATTCATTATAACTGCCTCGCCAGCGGTGAGAGTAATTCCAACACCGGCAGCTTTTATATTGCCAACAAAAACATTAACCTTGTCATCGGTTTGGAATCTGTCAACACTGTTTTGACGATCAGGTTTAGACATAGACCCATCAAGTCTAACCGCCGTCTTACCAAAGTGTTGAACAATCTTATCTAATGAGTTTGTAAAGTTACAAAAGATGATAACTTTCTTTCCTTGTTCGATTATGTTTTCCGCCAACTCAATTGTTTGTTGTGTTTTTTCATCGGCAATCACCTGACGAACTTGTGTCAGTTTTGTAAACTGAACCGTAAGTGATTTACTCTCATCAGGATTTTTTTCATACCAATTGTAATAATCACCCATTACCTCTTCATATTGTTTTGATTTTAATCTAAGGTAAACTGGTGTAATAATCTTATCAGGTAAATCTAATACATCTTGTTTCAATCGTCTTAGGGTAAGACCTGATGTTCTATCTCTTAGTTCCTCAAGATTACTTGCACCTGTGACATTCCAAATTTTTCTACCTCCAGCATTGAATTGGTATCCACTACAATATCTGATAGCATATGCCATCCAATTTTTGGCAACAGGAGAGTCAACTAAACTTAATAGGTTGAAATAGTCCATCGGTCTTGAGGTCATTGGTGTACCTGTTAATAACCAAAGTCTATCTACGTTTTTTACAAGGTCGTTGATTAGTTTTGTTCTTTGTGCTTGACCGTTTTTAATATAGTGTGCTTCGTCAACGACCACCAAATCAAAATTGGCTCCAAGAATTTGCGAATCAGATTTCTTTTTAACATTGTGAAAATTTTTAATTATGTCGTAATTTATAATTACAAAGTCGTGTTCTTGACTGAAATTCTTTCCTTCAGAAATATAAATGCTCCTGTCTGTATAGTTCTCAATCTCTCTCTGCCAGTTAATCTTCAAACTCGCAGGACAAATAATTAATATCTTTTTAGCACCAGTCTCAATTGCAGCAACTATTGTTGATGTGGTCTTACCAAGACCCATATCATCGGCCAAGATATACTTTTTGTTTTCAACGAGCTTTTGAACTGCTTCAATTTGATGAGATAAAAGAGGCCTGTGGGAATACTTTTCAAAATCAATAACAACGTTTTTTACTGTGTTATCTTTAATTATTGAAGCTTTGGGTAACCAAAAATCATGAAGTTGTTCGGTTTCAAAAACCTTACCCCAAACATGATAAGCTTTTTCTTTTTCGGCTAATAACTTTTCAATCCAAACTTGGTCAGGTATTTTGGTATACATTTTATCGTCAGCCAATTTCTGAGCAAAATATGAATCCAGTTTAACCCACTTCTTAGCCACTTTTGGTAGTATTTCGTAAAAGTTAATAATGTACTCTGATTGACTTCTTGTTGGATAGAATTTCTTATTTAGCATAAGCTTTCTCTTGAGGTCTTGTATGTAATTATTCGGACCATCGTATGACTCCAAAATGGAAATTGCCTTAGATTCTATAATATGATTACCTTCCAATAAACTGCTTTTATTACAAATATAACTTAATTTGTAGTATTTATCAACATATGGAAAAAAAGGTACCAATAACGAGATTAGGTAAGTTTTTTGGCGGTGAAGATTTCACTCTTGATATTGATATGGGAGAAGAGTGGTTGGAGGGTGACATGAACTTTACTTTTGTTTTGTATAAAATTGATAAGTATAAAACCAAAACAGATGATGTTTATGGGGAAGCTTTGTCAGGAGGTATTCAATATCAACCCCCTATCGAATTGAAAGGTATGGTTCAAATTGTTGCACCAACAAATCAAAGGTTGGGTAATTCAAAAATTGAGCAGTCTGAACCAGGTAATTTGAAAGTATCTATCTATCAAAGAACGTTGGATGATTTACAGACTGACATTTCTTTCGGTGATTACATTGGATACTATGAAACTGAAAGTCGAGTTAGGTATTATTCTGTTAGTGATGACGGGAGGGTTAATTCAGATAACAGACATACATATGGTGGATATAAACCTTTTTACAGAACTATTATTGCAACACCTGTAACATCAAACGAATTTAACGGAGTATAACATGGGATTTCCAAAACAAGTAAAAAAACAAATACAGTTAGTACCACCTAAAACTCTTTCTGCAAGGAGAGAACAACTTTTAGAGTATATTAACAAAGACGGTACTTACCTACCTAAATCGGTATTACATGCTGATTTGGATAAGGGTATGCTTGAATTTGTTAAAGAAGAGTTACGAACTGTAGTTTCAGGTAAAGTTGTTCCAACTGTCGATATTCTTATAACAACACAAAACTGGTCTCAATTTACTGAAACATGGAACTTTGTTGATTTGGATTTTAACGTATCTCCTCCTTTTATTACAACAGTAAGAAACCCTGAGGTTAAGTACGGATCTAATCCATCTCTTCTTTATACTATTCCAAATAGAAAACAATATTATTACGCCACCGTACCAACTTGGGACGGTCAAAGAAAAGGATTGGACATTTATACTATTCCTCAACCTGTTCCTGTTGATATTACATATAGTGTTAAGTTTGTTTGTAACAGAATGAGGGAGTTAAATGAATTGAATAAAAATGTTCTTCAAAAGTTTTCATCAAGACAGGCATATACTTTCATTAAAGGACAATATGTTCCAATAGTTTTACAAAACATTTCTGACGAATCTGTTGTGGATTTAGACAAGAGAAAATATTACATACAAAGTTATGATTTTTTAATGATGGGTTATTTGATTGATGAAGAGGAGTTTGAGATTAAACCTGCAATTTCAAGAACGGTTCAACTGTTAGAGGCGGCAACTCAATCAAGAGGTAAAAAGAAGTCTTATCCAAAAAATCCAAGCTTGTTTCCTTTGACTTATAATTTTTCTGCGGGAACTACTGCATATACTGAAAACTACAAATATACCGCTGATTTATCTTTCGAAAGTAATGATAATGTTAGTGGTTGGGACGTGTATATTAATGATGATTATTATGGGTCAGATCTTACTCAAATTCAACTCACATCAGGTAACAATCTTACGTTGAATATTACACCAACAAATCCATCTTTAGATTCTCAAATTGTCTATATTGCGAGGTTAATTTAATCCTCTCCGTATAAATCTGTTTTTTCTTTACACTTTTCCATAATTAAATTTTCAAGAAACTTATAAATTTTCAAACCTCTTTTATCACAATACTTTTTGAGTGCGTTGTGAGACTCAATTGAAATTTTGAGATTCTTTATCTCTTTTGTCGTTTTTGACGTTGTTTTCATGGGCAGAAAAAAGGCAGAATAAAAGCGCCTAATTTATAAATACAATATAAAGAGTAAAGTTTTTTGCCTTTAATTTAATATTTATGTATAAATAAATCTGAACAGAATTTTTAAATAATGGCAACAGCAAGTAAAGTATTCGTTTCACCTGGTGTATACACAACAGAAACCGACCTATCATTCGTCGCGCAAAGTGTTGGTGTAACTACATTGGGGTTAGTAGGGGAAACCCTAAAAGGCCCAGCCTTCGAACCAATTTTCGTAACGAGTTTTGACGAATTCACAACTCTCTTTGGTGGCACATCCCCTGAAAAGTTTGTGAACACACAAATTCCTAAATATGAGGCGGCGTACATCGCAAAGTCTTACTTACAACAATCTAACCAATTGTTTGTAACTAGAATATTAGGATTATCAGGTTATGATGCGGGACCTTCTTGGTCTATTACCACAATCGCTAACGTGGACCCAACTACAGTTGGTGTTAATGTTACGACAGGTACTGCATTTGAAATGGACTTCTCAGGTTCAACTGGAGGTACAGTAAATTTAACACAAGATACAACACCAGATTATATTTGGGATGACTTAGGGTTACAATATCAACTTGAGAATGGAAATTTATCATCTCTTGAGGAGGACCTTACAACTCAATTAGTTGGTATTTTTAAAGATAACACCTTGTCAGGAACAAGCGCATATGTGTGGGGTTCTATTTCAGGAACAGTGTACAATGAATTAATTGCTGATGGTATTACAGGTTTAACTAACGTGTTTGGTTGTGATAACTTAGATCTTGATTCGGCAGACTTAACATCAGATAATAATGATGTTTGGTATTACGCAACATTTGTTAACCAAGCTAATAACGGTTATTCAGGTTATTCATTCTACACATCAATATCGGTACTTAATAGTTTAGGAAGTGGTAATTTTAACGGATCATTATCAGGTCAAATGTTCACATTCTCTGGTACTGCGTTCTCAGAATATAATGATGTTGTTGTTGCAACTTTAAGATCAAGAGGTATTAGTTTATACAATTCAACAAGTGCGGGTCCAACATATCAAGTATCAGGATTAACTGATGTCGGAATTAATACTGCGGGATCTTATTCTGCGATTACAAGAAATCCATTCTCAACTTTTGAAATTACAGGTACAACAATTGAAGGTGAAAATTTTTCATTTGAAACTTCATTCCAAAATTCAGATTCTGAGTACATTACAAAAGTATTCAGTGTTAGTAACTTTGCAAAATTAAGATACGAGGTTCCTTTATTTGTTGAGGAAGTTTATCAAACAATGTTAAACTGGTCTTACAACAAAGGATATATTCGTGGTTTAAATGTTGAGTTAACCGCATTACCTGAAGCAAGAGGTGGAGATACGTCTTCAATTGCTAATAACTTATTCCAATATCAAAGTCCTGAAACTCCATGGGTTGTTTCTGAACTTAGAGGTAATAAAGTTTATAATTTATTTAAATTTATTTCAATATCTGACGGAGATTCAGCAAACGTTGAGGTTAAAATCTCAATCATGAATATGTCATTCAACAATAGTACGTTTGACATTATGGTTAGAGATTTCTTTGACACAGACGCAAATCCTGTTGTACTTGAAAAATTCACAAACTGTACAATGGATCCTGATAGTAACTCATTTGTTGCTAAAAAGATTGGTTCTTCAAACGGTGAATATCCTTTGAATTCAGCATTTATTATGATTGAATTATCAGAAGAGTTCCCTGTTGATGCATTACCTTGTGGTTTTGAGGGTTATATTATGAGAGATTATTCTGGAGATATTTTATCACCAGTTCCTGTTTATAAAACAGAATATTATTATCCAGGTCAAGTTATCTACAATCCTCCATTTGGTACAACAAACGGTGGATCAAATGTGGTGACAAGTGCGGGGGATAACGTTAGAAGAACATTCTTAGGATTCTCAAGTTCTATCGGTGTCGATGAGTCATTCTTAATGTTTAAAGGTTTCCAAAATAACTTAAACCATTGTAATGTTATTGATGGTTCACCTTGGAATACTAAAACTAAAGGATTCCACATGGATTCAGGAGCAACGGTTGTAACTATCGGAAACGCATTTATAACTAGTGGTGAATCTGCTTTCTATGTTGGAGACGCAAGTTTCAATTCAGAACCAACAAGTCCTGAAAATCCATATTATAGATTATATGCTAGAAAATTCACTTTGTGTTTTGCAAAAGGATTTGACGGATGGGACATCTATAGAGAGTCAAGAACAAATACTGACGATTTTATCTTA